GGAGGATGAAATTAAGAATAACGGTTTTATCCGCTATTACCAGAGAAAACAAACCGACGGAACGGTTTATTATGTCGTGAAGAACGGCATGAGGGTACGAGCCGCCGTTATGGCATATACGGTGCCGGACTACGCAGAAGCAAAGCTGCAAGAACTGGTTGCAATGCTGGCAGAAACTCACATCGGTGAACAGGAAGAACCGGAACAGACGTTCGATGATTTGAACGCCGAAAAGGATTCCGAGCAGCAGGAGTAATAAGAAGGAGAAACGACCATGAGCAAGATTTTGAAAAGCACAACTTTGGGCAATGTGAAAAATGGCGGCATCTTCAAGGCGCTGGGCAAAGAGTTTGTGAAGCTGGATGCAGACGAACACAGTTGTCTGGTGCTGGCAAAGGACATTTGGACGAAAATGCCGTTCCGTGACGGCGACGACCCGGAGTGTCCCAACGATCTGCGCCGGAGCGATGTTATGAAGTATCTGGGTAACTGTCTGGCAGAGTTTACCGAGAAGGGTACGCCGCTGGATACATTCATTCCGTTCAAAATCGACCTGCAGGACACGACCGGACAGACCGAATACGGAACCGTTGAATACAGAATCGGCCTGTTGACCCTGCGTCAGTATGGAAAGTATTGGCGGCTGATCCCGAAGGTAGATACGCCGTGGTGGTTGGCGACGCCTTACGGTACGCCGAATTGCTCTCCGCGCACCAGCAGTAACGACTGCGTCTGGCACGTCGGCACCGATGGCTCCAGCAACAACGACTGGTATGGTGGTCGCCCCGCTTTGTACTTCCCCTCTACACTCTGGGTCTCTACCGAGGATGAAGGAAAAGCCGGTTTTTCCCTTGCCAATGTTCCATTGGATGACCTGCTGGCTGAAATCAAGAGCCGGGCGGAGGAATGAACATGGATGTTATCACAAAAGATGTCCGTGCTCTGGCAAAGAAGGAGCTGGCAGCAGCAAATCGCCGGTTTCGGATGTTCGCAAGTCCGCATGAAGGGTATGCGGTAATCCGGGAAGAACTGGACGAACTGATAGACGAGGTGCGGAAGCTCCACTTTGGATTGACGATCCGGTTGTGGCGGGGTGTCAAGAGAAACGAACCCATGAAGCGGGAATACCTGAATCTTAGCTATGATACGGCAATCCATGCAGCGGTGGAAGCTATTCAGCTGGCCGCAATGGTCAAGAAATACGAGCGCAGCCAGCGGCACGACTGGCCGGGCGGCAAGGTTCCGGATTATGAAACGGTGCCTGAACCTCTGAAAAAGAAAGGCGGGGAAAAGGTATGATTTTGGCAAAGGATGATATTGAAAAGGCAGTCAGCTGGTGGGCTGGAAAGCTGATGGATCACCAGCCGCATAGCAACGGAGACGATAGCTTTACCTCTGTTGCAGTGTGCTTCCTTGCGGATACGACGCGACAGAGCGTTACGCTGGATCAGCTGAACACATTCAAGGCGGCATTGGCAAAAAGCATTGAGGAATACGCGAAAAGCATTCAAGCTTTCGGCTTTTCCATCGGGAGTGATTACGGCCCGTGCAAAATGCTGGCCGATGCTGCCGCCGAAGCTGGCATCGACAGAGCAAACTTTCCGTTCAAGACGACAATGTTTTTTACGGAAAAAGAGGGGGTTCTGGTACGGGATGGCTACGGTGCCCCGGCTGTCAGGATTTGTTGAGGTGACAGAATGGTAACAAAAAATAAGACCCCGGCAGAGGTTGAGGCCGTGACCATCACCATGAGCCGGGAGACAGCACAGGCCGTGAAGCAGGCGTGCGAAGAATACCTCCGGTTCCGCATGGGCCAGTTTGAGGACTTCACCAATGAGGTTTGCTGCTGGGATTATGTGGACAAGATGGAAAAGCGGTGCCACACGACCGAAGAACGAAAGCAGTTTCATAAAGACCACGAAGCGGATTTTCTCAAGTGTATGCGGCTTCGTAACCAGATGCGGCAGGGCATGGACGCACTTTGGAGGCAGAATGTTCCGCCTGCATCTATCGACACAACCATGAAAGAAGCATACAGAGCAGAAACCGTTTGGCTGACGATCCGGTACGCGCTTGCGTGGCACGACTTCCCGGAGGGTGGACAGTGGGTCGATTTCTATGAACCGATGAACCGTTCGGATCAGCCCATGCCGAAAGTGGAACTGAAACTGAAAGGCGAAGAAAAATGACGATCACAACATACCCGGACGGTCATTCCGTCCAGTAGGGAACACCGGAAGAACTGGCGCAGTTCATTTTCGCGGCGACGGAGGTTCAAACCTTGCAAAAATTCAAAAGTCTGGTCGAGGCAATCCCGGCGGAAATGGAGAAACAAAGGGATATTGTGGTGACGATACCGGATTTGCCAAAGAAGAAGCGAACGCCAAGAAAGAAAGCGGGAAAAGAAAATGAAAGAAAAACGTCTGGTTGATGCAAACCATTTCATGCAGGTACTCAAGAACATAGAGTATGCACTGAAAGGGGAGCTGACACACGGGAAAATCAAAACCAGTGTAGTGCAGATGATCGAGGGCAGTTTGAATGCCGAACCGACCATTGCCCCGGAGAGCCTGCAACCGCTGACATACAATGAGAACCGGGACTACATAGACTGCGACGAATTTATTTGCCACAAGTGCGGCATTCACGTTGAGGACTGGAAGCAAATCAAAATCGACCCGGACGACGGGGAGAAAGAACTTTGCGAGTACAAGTTTAAGCACTGCCCAGAGTGCGGCGCAAAAGTCACTTCACACAAAAGCTGTGAATTTTGCAGGTGGCATTTGCAGGACGGGACGTGTTTCAACAAACATCATTCTCAGCCCGTGACAGGCCGGGAAGCTTCCTGCTGGAACTGGGAGGAACGTGAGTGATGGAAAAAGAGTGTTTCACATGCGCATGGCATGATAACTTTTCATGGGTGTGCTTCAATGGAAATTCTGAGCATCGGGCGGATTTCACAGACCCGGAAGATAGCTGCCCTGTGTGGGAAGGAAGGGAAGATAGTGATGAAAAAGAAGAAAAGTGAGTTCGGCGCTTACGCTATCGGCTGGCTGTACCTGCTGGCACCGGTGATTATTCTTGCCGTGGTGCTGGTGGTAAAGTATTTTATTGCAGCATCCGACCTGCCGGATTGGTTCAAATTCGCCCTGCTGAAATAAGCAAGACAAGCCCTCTACCTTATATATAAAGAGCGTCCGTCG